CGGTGGCGGTCTTCAGAGCCAAGATCGAAGCTGTCGAGGCACCGCACATCATCCACCCGTACCTGGACTACGACGAGCCGCCGATGTGGGTCAGGACGGACCCGTTGCCCGACGCCGTGCTGCCCAACCTCAGGTTCCTGGTTCCGATGGCGATGTACCCGATGCGCGAGGCATGGCCGTACACGCTGATCGAGGGCGCGCCGAACCCGCAGGACAACACGCCGATCGCCGACGCGACGGGGACGCCGTGAAGCTCTCGAAACTGCGCAAGAAGGCGCGATCCAGGTTCAAGATGGGGCCAGGGCGCGGGCGGATCAAGTATCGTGACGGTGACGGCGTCGTCAAGGACGTCGAGGACGCCACAACGGTGCCGGTTGCCGTGATCCGCGGCAGATCGTTCACGCAGCAGCAGGCACGTCGGATCTGGGCAGGATGACCACGTATCGCATGGGCGCGGGGCAGATCGACCCTGCTGGGTTCAAGTTCGAGTGGGACGAGGACGACTACGCGGCGCCCTCCATCAGAGATCGGGATCGCGTGGTCACGGCGGGTCGGACCTGGATGCGCGTGCATGCGCCGACGCAGTGGGCCGCCTTCATCGCGGCGCGGTTGCTGGGATCGCTCGACGTGGCGATCCTGCCGGAGATGGAGCGATACCCAATCGTCCTGCGCAGCGACACGGAGTTCGAGCCACAGGTGATCGAGAAGATTCGTAACAGCGATTTACTCCAGACCGGGCACCGCGTACGCGACAGCGAGAATCGTCTGGTGGCCATCAAGCTGGGCGACGTCGTGATCGACAACACCGGACCGAGATTACTGCGATGATGAAGCCGACAGGTCCGGTCCACATCGGCAACTACCCATGCGTGACGTGCCACAAGATCAGACGCACGGCGCTGGGCGCCTGGGCATGCTGGCGCCTGCACCTGATCCAGCGCCAGGAGGCCGCTAAGCAGACGCACGCGTACATACTTGGGACAGGGAGGTTGCAATGAACCAGGGCGAACCAAACCAGGATCCATCGTCGCTCGCGGACGACTCGCCCGGTACCGTGCTGGGCGGCTTGAAGGCGGACGTCGAGTCTGCCAGCACGGAAGAGTTGGAGGCCGCGGCTGCGATCTACGCGCGGATAGCCAACCCGCCCACGCTCGCGCAGCTCCAGAAGGACATCTGGGAGTGGACGAAGGCGAAGGGCTGGGCCGACGACGAGGCGATGGGTCGCACGACGGGCGATCTGCTCATGCTCATGGTCTGCGAGATCGCCGAGGCGTACGAGGAGCATCGGAAGTGGCACAGTCCAACGGAAATCTACGTGCACGCGGGTAAGCCGGAGGGTATCCCGATCGAGCTGGCCGACTGCGTCATTCGGATCCTGAGCTTCGCCGCGAAGCACGACATCGACCTGCAACAGGCGGTGCTGGACAAGATGGCGTACAACGAGACGCGTGAGTTCAGACACGGAGGGAAGCGAGCATGAGGTACATCATCGCGGCACTGTTGCTCGTGGCGGCATGCGATCAGCCGTGGAGCAGCACGCAGATCGGGCGCTACGTCGAGACGCGGCCGAACGGCGCCATCATGATCGAGCGCGAGGACTTCTGCTCGGCGTCCGCGTTCGACAACACGCGCTGCACGTGGACGTACTTCTGCCTCAAGACGCCGCTGCCGGACATCAGGGTGGGCGACATCGTTCACCTGTCTGGGTGCTACACCAGCGTGCAGGACTACGTCGCCGCGACGGGGCAGCGTGGAGACTGACGCGTCGCCGTACCGTATCGCAGAGCCGATCCTCGATCACGGCTACGTCAGGCTCGTGGAGGCCTGGGGCAGCGACGAGCGAATCATCGAGGCCGCGCGGATGTCCACGGCCAAGGGGTTCCAGGGCTGGGGCACCGCGGAGCAGCCTGGCGACGAGCGCCTGCTGCGGTTCCTGTATGAGCACAAGCACCTGACGCCGTTCGAGATGGCTGGGATGATCGTCGAGGTGCAGGCGCCGATCTTCGTGTTCCGCGAGTGGCACCGGCACAGGACGCAGTCGTACAACGAGCTCAGCGCGCGGTACACGGCGCTGCCCGACCTGGTCTACATCCCGAGCCTGGAGCGCATTATGGCGGGCGCGCAGTCCACGGTGAACAAGCAGGGCTCGGCCGAGGGCATCGACGGGAGCAAGGCGTCGCTGATCCAGGGCCTGCTGGAGCAGGGCTTGCAGACGTCGCGCGACGCGTACGTCGAGCTGCTGCAGATGGGCTTGGCGCGCGAGCTGGCGCGGCTCGTGATCCCGGTCGCGCAGTACAGTCGGATGCGGGCATCAGCGAATCTGCGCAACTGGCTCGCGTTCCTGACGCTCAGGATGGACCAGGGGGCGCAGTGGGAGGTCAGGCAATACGCCGGGGCCATGGGGAAGCTCATTGCCCATCAGTTCCCCAGGACGTGGCAGCTGTTCGTGGGCGCCGCGTGAAGACGTCGACGTCCGAGGTCAGGTGTGATCGGTGCCGCGACGTGATCCCGGCGATGCACCCGACGGCCGTCTTCGTCACGCTTCGCGGCCCGCGTGTTGGTCACCGCAAGTTCGACTTCTGCAACCTGGACTGCTTTCAGTTCTGGACGCGCCATATCGTCAACTTGGACACGACTCGGTGACCGAGCTGCAGAAGATGGCCGCCAAGCTTCGTCGGCGAGGCATCTCGGTGAGCCTGGCGAGCGCGAAGGCGATGGCCAAGGAACATGGGCTCAAGGTGTCGCACAGCGGGCGCTTCTGGTGCCTCTATCGCAGCGACGGCTTCGGTCACATGGTCACGTATCATCACCTCGTCGAGTTGGTAGCCGCGCTCGCCCCTCCGCGTTAAGTTTCCAGCAGCATGCCAGCCAGAGAACCAGAGAGTCCAGAGCAGCGCCGCCTCAACATGCTCGCGGCCGAGCTGAAGCGCCGCGGGCTGCCGCCACCCGCGAGCGTCAGGGCGGACAAGATCGCGCAGGAGATGGCGCATCGAGGCATCGGCGCCAAGGTCTACAAGACGTTCCGCGACTACGTCTCCCACATGAAGCCCGACATGCTGCAGTTCGAGCACGTGCCGAAGCTGCTCGACGTGGTGGATCGTCTGCTCGCTGGCAAACTCAAGTACGTCATGATCCTGGCGCCTCCGCGCTACCTGAAGTCGGAGGTGTTCTCGCGGCTGCTGCCCGGCTATTTCCTGCATCATAACCCAGCCAAGACGTTCGCGCTGGCGTCGCACGCGGCGAATCTGGCATGGCAGTTGTCGGAGGCGGCGCGCGAGAACTACGTGCGGTCAGGCGGCGTGCTGGCACCTGAGGCGCAAGCGCGCGCCAGGTGGCAGACGGTGCACACCGACGGGACTGGACGCCAGGGCGAGATGTGGGCGACGGGTATGGGAGGGAGCGCGATCGGCAAGGGCTTCCATCTCGGCGGCGTGGACGACCCGATCGATCCGGCCCACGCGTTCAGCTACGCTTGGAGACAGAAGTTCGAGACGTGGTGGGAGAACGACTGGCTGCGCGCGCGCGAGCCCGGCGCCAAGATGTTCTTCGTGATGCAGCGGCTGGGGATGGATGATCCGATCGACTACCTGCTGCGGCAAGAGCTGACCGAGCACGCGCTGCACTGGCACGTTGTCTGCCTGGACGAGATCCACTCCGAGGAGCCGTTGGGCAGATGGACGGGGCCGAAGGGTCTACCGCCGACGTGCACGCTCGAGCCGGACTGGCGCAAGGTCGGGCAGATTCTCGCGCCGTCGCGGTTCTCGGAGGCCGAGGTCAAGGAGCGCCAGCAGCAGTCCACGCCCTACGTCGTCGCGGCGCAGAGGCAGCAGCGGCCGATGCGGGCGAGCGGCGACTTCTGGCAGGCCGACTGGTTCAAGAACCGCACATACGACGAGCTGCCAGCCGACGCGTACAATGGCGGGGACGACTGGGACACGGCGCTGACGGCGGACGAGCGGAACAGCGCGAGCGCCAGGGTGCGGAGCTTCCGCGGTCCGAGCAAGCCGAATAAGCCAGACGACTTCGACGTGTACGTGGACGACGTCGACTTCAGGTGGGTCGAGTTCCCGAAGTTGGTGGAGTGGCTGCGGAGCCTCCCAGGGCCGCACTACGTGGAGGAGAAGGCGTCGGGCAAGAGTGCCGTGCAGCAGCTGAAGGCCTACGGGATCACGGCGAAAGAGGTGCCAGTCAAGGGCGACAAGCTGGCCAGGGCGAGCGGCGTGCAGCCGCACGTCTCGGCGGGCCGCGTCTGGATCAGGAGCACGGTCTACGAGCGGCTGCTCTTGGCAGAGCAGCAGGGGCTCCTCCGCGTGACGGCCGAGCAGCTGCAGATGGGCGGCGCGGGCTTGGACGTCAACGATGCTTTCGTCCAAGCGTTGCATCGCCATCTCGGCATCCACCAGCAGCCGGCGCGGAAGATCATGTTTGGGTAGCAGTAGCTTGCTTCGGACAAGGTGTTAGACTGGTACCTAATGGTTGTGTCTCTTCCACCGTTGGAGGGTATGGCAATGAACATCGCATACGGGGACAACGAGGGCAAGACGATCAACACGCACCTGGTCGCGCGCGTCCTGGAGCAGCTGGGACGGGAGCGCGTGCTGCGCGCGCACGTCGCGCTGGAGCACTCCAAGGCGGGCGACTGGAACAGCTGCTTCTTCGCCATGGCGTTCGGGCCGTACGGTGAGATGAACCGCTGGCTGGCGCGCCACGGCAACGAGGAGTACAACGTCGCGAGTCTCTTCCGCATGGCCCACGGGATCCAGCTGACGCAGGAAGAGGTCTGGGCCGTCGTGGAGGCGTTCGATCACTGCCGTCCAGCGATGCAGTCGCTCGTGGAGGAGTGGCTTGAGCTCAACGTCGTCAAGTCGTCGCCGCGCACCCTGGTGACGGCGTGAGCCGGCCCGCGTGGAGGGCCACGATGCTGGCGGCTATCGCTGCCGGCGCCATCTTCCTCGCAGGCGCGGTCTCGGCGAAGATCGTCGGGCCAGTCGATACCACACAATCAGCCGTCACGCTGTTCGCGGGCCCGTCGCAGGAGCGCGACTCGATCGTCGCGCAGGCGGCCAGAGAAGCAGGGATGCCGACGGCGCTCGCGATCGCGGTCAGTCACGTGGAGAACTGGTCAGGCGACTCGACGGCGCGGCACCCAGTCTCGGGCGCGCTCGGTCTGATGCAGGTCCTGCCTCGCATGTGGCGCGATTCGTTCCCGATCGAGTGCGGGCTCGACTCGCTGGTGGCGCGGAGACGCAACGCCTGCGTCGGCGCGCACATCGCGGTCGAGTATTTCGAGCAGCGTGGGAACTGGAACGACGCCCTGCGGATGTACGCGGGCGCGTGGTGCACCAAGAACGACAGCTACGAGCGCTGCGCCAGGAAGATCAAGGCAGGCGACGCGTACGTGCTGGCGGTGATGCAGCGGCTGTACAGGACGGATCTGAGTCCAGCTCGGGATCAGATGGCGCTCGGCACAAGCTGGCGTCGGGACGTGGCATCGGCGGGACCCTTGCAATAGCCGGACGTTCGGCGCCGCCTTGGCCGTCGGTGAAAGGGTTGGAGCCGACGGTATAGATCGGAGAAGGTAGCGACATGCGTGAGGGATTGATCAAGTTCGAGGTGTTCACGGAGCGCCACTGGGGCTGGCTCGCAGTTGGAGCCTTCTGGGTGGCGCTCATCACGTCCGTGTTCCTCACCGGGTGCATCCAGAGCCCGACCGCGAAGCTCGTGCCGATGGAGCCGCAGGAGCCGGACTCGATCGCGTGGGCAGGGCCGGCGACGCTCAACGCGCAGAAGGCGGACGGCACGCTCGTCGGCGGCATCGTCGAGATGGAGGAGTACTGGGCGTACGACGACCCGTGCGGGCTGATCATGATCCTACGCCACGGCTGCGACGGGACGGTAACGTTCCAGTTGAAGCTGGCGAACGACTCGACCGACCGCATCGTCTACGCCTTCACGCCCGCCTACGGCACGTTCGGGCTGTACAAGGGCCAGCGCGGCGTCTACCTGTGGCACAAGATTCCAGTGCAGCGGCTGCAGGAGTGCAAGCAGCGCCAGGCCATCAACGGCTCGTACTGCAACTACGACATCGTCGACGCGTTCCAGTCCGACTTCGACGTTCTGCCGCTCGCCGACTCGGCGCGGGTCGCCGCGATCAGGAAGGCGGTGGGCAAGTGATCCGCTGGGTGATCGTCGTTGGCGTCGCGCTGGTCGCGTGGGTCGCGTGCCAGCAGCCGTTCTATCTCCCGCAGGGGCAGAAGGGTCTCTGCCCAGCCGGCTCGCATGTCGTCTACGTCAAGGGCGGCATCAGGTGCGTCTCAGACTCAGCGCCGTCGGACTCCGTGCCATGACGACGCGAGCGAAGTGGGTCCTGCGCGGCCTTGGCGTCCTTTGTATCCTGTACGGGCTCGGCGTCATCGGCTGCAAACAGTCGCGGCCAGGACCGGAGTTGGTGGTGGCCAACCTGCCGAAGATCGGGACCGGGTGGATCGACACGCTGCGGGCGATCGCGGGCGAGGTGGCGGTGGACACGCTCCCATTCGGCAAGCAGGTGTTCATGTATGGCGGGCAACCCTTCGTGCAAGTCGGGTGGTACAACGATGGCGAGAACACGATCTACCTTCACCCAGACACAGGCGCCTATCGTCGCATGCGGAAGTGGTGCCCTCCAGCGCGGCTCTGCCACCCGGTCGAGCTGATGGTGCCGAACGGCGTGATCGCGCATGAGTTTGGTCACCGCTTCCAGGTCTGCCTCTGGCCGCATGGTCTGGTGCGCGAGGCCGGCGACACGCTGCCGACGTGGGCGCGGGGCGACCCAGAGGTGTTCGCGGATCGCTTCGGCGTCGCTTTGCTGGCGCTCCGCGACGGGCGTCCCGGCGTCGCGGACGACTCTATCCTGAACAGGGAAGTGCGGTCGCGGCTGCGGTGGCACTGGGCGCGGTATCTGCTGCGGGCAGTGTTCGGCGGGAAGAGCTGCTGATGGTGCGCGCCGCCTTCGTTATCATGGGACTGATGGGCCTGGCGCTGTCCATCCAGGAGCCGCGACGGCAGGGGCCGCAACAGATCCGCATCGGGTCGGCGGCGCTCAAGAGCTGGTCGCTGATGTACCGGGAGTTCAAGACGGAGTTCTTGACGTGCGCCTATGGCCACGACGTCGACGGCGTGCTACAGTTGAAGTTCGTGGTCCTCGCGGAGATCAAGCCGTCGCAGGCAGCGCGGGACAGTATCGCACCACCGATCTACTGCGTCGACGTCTCGGGGGTGGACTCTCTGATCGGCTACGCGCACAGCCACCCGAGCGGCGTGTGCGGTGAGTCGTGGCGTGACCTTGAGGCGTTCGTGAACAGCAAGCTGGGCATCAGCATCATCGTGTGTGGTCAGAACAAGATCGCTGTCCTCGCGCGCGGGACGGTGCCGGAGCGCGCGCCGATCTGCACGTTCGATCCCGAAGGCGACTCAGGTTCCCTCGCGTTGGAATGCACCCATGTTCGACCGGATTCTGGATCCAATGCGCCTGCTGGATCCACCCACCAATAATCTTGGCTTCGCTTCCCTCCTCGACCGCCTATCGACACTGGAGGCTCAAATGACGGTACTCGCAGAACCAGCAACGTTCTCGAAGCACTGGGACGACCGCTTCATGGGGTTGGCCCGCGAGGTCGCTTCGTGGAGCAAGGACCGCAGCCGGAAGGTCGGCTGCGTGATCGTGGGCCCGAACCGCGAGATTCGCGCGACGGGGTACAACGGCTTCCCGCGCGGCGTCGCTGACGACGTCGAAGCCAGACACCAGCGGCCCGCTAAGTACAGGTGGACGGAGCACTCGGAGCGCAACGCGATCTACAACGCGGCGCGGTCTGGGGTCTCGACCGAGGGGTGTCGAATCTACCTGATGTGGTACCCGTGCATGGACTGCGCCCGGGCCATCGTGCAGGCCGGCATCGTCGAGGTGGTCGCTGTCGAGCCCGACTGGAACGATCCGACCTTCGCGGACGACTTCAGAGATGTGAAGCAGCTGTTCGTTGAGGCCGGCGTCGCGTGTCGGTTCGTGGCCGGTGAAGCGCCGAAGCAGAAGGCGGTATGAGGCTCGTCCTGTTATTCTGGCTGCTGACGCGGTACTATTGGCCAGTCTCGGTCACCACGATGGCGCACGGGAACAACAAGCACACGCACGTGCAGGTGCTGGGCGCGGTCGACTACATGCGGCTCGAGGACGATGGCGACCTACACATCAGACTGCGAAGCCTCACGATGGGCGACACGAGCTTCATCGTGGCCGAGTGCATCCCCAAGCTGCCATGTCGGCGACCGAGGATCGGCGAGATCGTGACGGTGCGCGGCATCTCGCGCTTCGATCCCGAGCATGGGTGGTACGAGGTCCATCCAGTTGAAGAGGGTCCTTGAAGGGCACGCGGCGGGTCACGAAGGACGGCATCCTCGTTGGCCAGAACCGCGGCGAGGTAGAGGACAAGCGGGTCGAGAAGCTGGCCGAGCTGGAACGCTACCGGAGGGACAACGGCATGGGACAGATCCGATCGCAGGTCGACGGCTTCGCCGAGGTGGAGTGGGAGTGCACGACGTGCAAGGCGCGGCACACGGCGCCGAAGCAACACGCCGGCGGGCTCACGAAGGCGTGGTGCGAGACGTGCGGGGACGAGACCGAGCACGAGCGCGTGTACCCGCGGTGAGCTTCACGGTCCAGCTGCTGCACATCGGCATGGCACGCGAAGAGAAGCGTGGCGAGGATGGGGCGGTGTGGTACCTGATCCTGTCGCCGTGCCCGGGTGATCCACCTGGTCAACCGTGTCAGCACGTATGCGAGGTGCACCCGCGCATGGTCCACCACTACGAGCGCCAGGCGTTCAGGCTTGGAAGCTTTGGTCATCGTCTCGACGCAACGCCGCAGGAGATCGCGGAGGACAAGGCGAACGTTTGGGGCTGGGACGGAAACGTCTCGGCGCCAACGTTGACACCGTCGTTTTTGGCGAAGGCCCATCGACCATACGTATTCCACATGTTCCTGAAGCAAGGGAAGATCGAACTATGCGCGGATTCGACTGTATCGCTCGATCCAGTTCCAACGAGTTGCTGGCATGAGTAGGCGAGCGCTGTGGGTCGCGCTGCTCGACGCGGCCCAGGATCAGCCACACCCAACAAAGGCGCTCAGGTGGGCCGTCGAGGAGCTGCTGCGGCGCGACCCGGTTGTGCTGGACGCGCCAGAGGCGGAAGTGCCTGGCGTGGACGCCATAGACCAGCGCATGGTCGCGCTCGCCGCTGCTAGGAAGCGGCCCAGGCGGCCGACGCCAACCCAGCAACGACGGGCATCTCGGGCCGAACGCTTCCTCACGGGGCTTGCCGAGATTCAGGCCGAGGACGATAGCTAGACTCTCGCCGTCACCAGAGTAGATTGTTCTGGTCCAAGAGAGGCCTTCCCAAATGAAGCTGCTCAAGTTCCTCAACGGTCTACCTGGCATCATCCTCGCCGTCGCGGCGGGCATCGGCGTGTTCAACTTGTACGTTCACCAGAAGGAAGTTGCGGCCGTCGCGCAGGCTGAGCTGGCGCGCACCATCGCGCAGCACCGGCACGACGACTCGGTCCGTGTTGCGCAGGCAGACTCCATCGTCAAGGCGTGGCAGGACTCGACCACGAGGCTCAGGCAGCGCGAACAGGTGTTCAAGAGCGCGGCGATCGCGGCCGATCGTGGCAGAGAGGCCTTCCACGATCAGCTGCACTCGCTCGTCGACACGAACGCGGTGCTCAAGGCAGCCGTGGACTCGCTCGAGGCAGCGCACGGGCGACAGGTGCTCTCGCTGCAGCAAGCGCTCGCGGCCGCGGACTCGGTCATCCAGAGCGACAGCTCGACGATCAAGCAGCTGCACGCCAGGCTGCTCGACTTCCAGCGGAGCAACGTCGACCTGATCTCGCAGCTGGACGAGGCCAGGAAGCGGCTCAACCCGGGGCTAGGGCATCAGCTCGTGAGCATGGCGCCCTGGGTCGCCGTGGCGTACGTGGCTGGGTACGCGACGCCGCATAGATGACCCACGCGCCGCTGCTGCAAAGCGCTCCGCGGTCGGTCAACGCGCGGTACCACGTCGACGTTGGATCCGTCTATCGCTCGTGGGCGGAGCACTACAACAGCTGCGAGACGTGCCAGCGTGATCACTGGTACAGCCCGCTCGAGGGCGAACCGTTCTTCTGCGCCAGGGGCCAGGGGCTCTTCCGCAACTGGGTCTCGGTGGCGCACGTCACTCTTCCAGCGCTGAGCGTCCATGGCCGCTAAAAAGAAAACCACGATCGCGCACCAGCTTGAGCAGGCGGCGTCGTTCCTGGGCCGCATGCGCATGCTTGCCCGCGCTGGGATCCAGTATGGTGGCAAGCGCGACACGTACGCGACGGCGGGCTACGTCAGGCTGCCCAAGTTCGCCGACTTCGAGAGCTACTACATCCGCAACGAGATCGCGGGCCGGATCGTCGACGCGAAGCCCAAGACAACCTGGCGCACACCGCCGGACATCGTGGAGCTGGACAAGGCGAAGGACACGACGTTCACCAAGGCGTTCACGAAGCTGGCCGACAGGATCAACTTGTGGTCGGAGTTCGAGGTCGTCGATCGCCGCAGCGGCATCGGGCGGTACGGCGTCCTGCTCATCGGGACGCGCGGCACGGACAACAACGCGATGAAGCAGCCGATGCGGCGCCTCTCGGGGCCCGACGACATTCTCTACGTGCGCGCCTACGACGAGAAGCACGCGCAGATCGTCGCGCTGGTGGACGATGCAAGCAGTGAGCGGTTCGGCCTGCCAGCACAGTACTCACTGACGCCGACGGACCAGGTCGGCTTCACCGCGCCTGGGTTGCTGGTCGACGCCTCGCACGTGCTTCACGTCGCGGAGGACGCGGACGATCGCGTTTACGGGCGGCCTCGTCTGGAGCGGTCACTGAACCGTATCTTCGACCTGGACAAAATCTCCGCGTCCACCGGCGAGAGTTACTGGCAGGCGGTCGTGCGGATCCTGCAGGGCAAGATCGACCCGCTGGCGACGACCACGCCGGAGCAGCTGGCCGGCCTTAAGGAGGCCCAGGCCGAGATGATCCACGACCTGCGTCGGCAGTTCATCGGTCAGGGCGTCGAGATGTCGTGGCTGCAGAACACCGTCAGCCCGGTGAAGGACATCGCCGAGTTCTACTTCGCGCTCATCGCGGTTGGCTCCGGCATCCCGCGCCGCATCCTCTTCGGGAACGAGTCCGGGGAGCTGGCGTCGAGCACCGACGAGGCGACGTACTTCGGCGCCATCAACGAGCGTCAGGAGCACTTCGCGGAGCCGCAGCTGGTGCGGGCCTTCATCGACAGGATGATCGACAACAACGGTCTGCCGCAGCCAGCAGGCGACGGTGAGTACGAGGTGGTGTGGCCGGAGTTGTTCGAGCTGACCGCGCTGGAGCAGGCTGAGGCGAATCTCAAGACTGCGCAGGCAGCAGCGGCGCTGACCCCGATCGGGGGCGACCCGACGCAGTTGGTCGAGGTGGACGACGAGCGGAACATCTACCTCGTGCCGAAGGAGCCAGGCAACCCGAACGACATTATGCCGCCGACGCCGACGCCGACGCCGCCTAGCCCAGTCCCGGCGGACAAGGGGAGCCCAGGCGCGCAGCGCACTGGTGCATCGCCAGCGGGAGCCGAGCCGGCCATCCAACCGAAGGCCGCGCCGGCGCAAGGTCAACCAGGACAGGGAGGGAATTGACATGGGCACGTTCAGAGTAGCAATCACGGCCGTCGGCAACCACGGGTGCCAGCGGGACAAGAATGGCAGTGACGTCATCACCGGGTGCGGCGAGCCGAACTGCACCGATTGCATCACCAGAGAGTACGTAGCGAGGCTCAAGGCCGCGTCATCGTCGATCTTGGAAGCATACATCCATCACTGGCCCGGTTCGCAGCTGCGGGCGGATGGGCTCGCGGGCGACGTCGTCGATAACCTGCTCACGCAGCGGCGCCTCGGCCGCTTCAACTAGGAGGCCGCATGAAGAGTCTCATCATCGCCGTGCTGCTGCTGGTCGTGTTCGTCGGCGCGTGGCTGGCGCGGCGGCGCAGCCAGTCGAGCAACACCATCACGGGGTCAGGCGGCGAGTCCGGCGGTGGCTACAAGCCTCCAGTCAAGCGGTAGCGTGTGGCATCCCACGCCGCGTTGTCCAGAGCACAGCAGTTCGCCAAGCGGTACGTGGATTTGACCGAGGCCCTGATACAGCAAGGCGTGCCCGAGAAGCGCGCCCGCGAGGAGGCGCGACTGACCGCCACGCTGATCCTCCTCATCCCGGACTACGCTGATCCACATGAGCCGTGTCCAACCTGCGGGAGAGAACGATGACCCAGCTTGAGAATCTGCAAGATGCTCAAAAAGTCGTCGAGAAGGCCGTCAAAGACTTGGAAAAAGTAGTCAAGGATTTCATTCCAGAGAACGCGGGGATGCGATCCATTTTTCAATACCCGTTGCAAGTTGTTGGCGAATGTAAGCAGCTTCTTGATCGAGAAGTCAGGAGGCTTTTGGGGCAATGAGCACCGCGCCGATGGACAAGGTGACGAGTTGGCTCTGGGTCGGCGACCAGCGCGCAGGCTTCGACTGGCAGACGCTGGACCACGAGGGCATCACGGCGGTGTTCAACGCCACGCCCACCACGGACAACTGGCCAGCCGACATGAAGGCCCGCGTGCCGTACCTGCGCATGAACCAGGACGACGGTGCGCCGATCCCGCTGGCGAAGCTCGACGCGTACGCGGACTGGTTCCTGAAGTGCCGCGCCGCGGGCAAGCGCCTCCTCGTGCACTGCGCCGCCGGCGTCTCGCGCGCTAGCACGTTCGCGATCTTCTCGCTGATCCTGGAGTCGGGATGGTCGCAGGTCCAGCACGCGACGGATCCGGTCCAGCGACGTTTGGAAGCCTCTGAAGCATGGGACAAGTATGAGTTCCTAGTGAGACAGCGGCGTGAGCAGATTCAACCACATCCTTACCTCAAACAATCGGTGATGGAATGGCTGACGCGCTAACGCTAGCCGAAGAGCGCTATAATGCAATTCGTTTGAGCGCGCGGAATGTTGGGCGTCGTAAAGTACAGCAAGAGTCTTTCGAAAAAGAGAAGGACGCAATGGAATTACTTCGGTTATTAAATCTGCATGGTAGATTTCGCGCTCATCCGGTTTGTAATGGTTGGCCGGGTGCGGAGGGTTTGTTCACTCTTTACTATTATAAATGCTGATGATCTCCATGCACGCGGTGCGCAAGCGCGGCGTCACGCTGCTCGACGTGCACAACGTTGGGGCGGGCGGGCTTGCATTCCGCATGCACGAGATCATCAGGCGAATCGCGGATCGGTTCGGCAAGGAAGTCGCGCTGCGGTGGACGCAGGCGCTTGCGAGCTACGTGGGCCGCATCAACGAGCATCAGCTCATCGCGGCCATCTCCTCGGGCAGCACGCGGCAGCTGGAGCAGCTCATCAACGTGAGGGGCTTGCAGAGCCAGCTGGAGCGGGCCATGCAGGATCCGCTCTTCCGCGCGATCCAGGCCGGCGCGCAGGGCAGCATCGCCGCGCTGCAGGCGCGCGGCATCAACGCGTCGTTCAACGCCGTGCGCGCGAACGTGATCCGCTACGCCCAGACCAGGGCGGCGCGGCTGGTCACGTCGGTGCCGGAGGACGTGCGGACGACGATCCGCCTCATCGTGGCGATTGGCGCCTCGGGACGAGCAGACGTCGGCCAGCAGGCGCGGATGATCAAGGAGATCATCGGCCTGCCGCGCAACTGGGCCCTCGCGCCGCTCAGGTTCGGCGACGAGCTTAGGGAGAAGATGCTGACGGGCAATAGGACGCTGGGGGCGATCGAGCGGCGCTTCTCGGGGGCCGACATGGCGCAAATCCGCTCGCGCGTGGAGTCGGGCAACCTGACGCCCGACTTCATCAACGAGATGGAGTCGATCTACGCGCAGCGGCTGATCAGCCTCAGGGCCGAGACCATCGCGCGCACCGAGACCCTCGCGGCCACCAACTTCGGCGTGCAAGACTCGTGGCGGCAGGCGGCCGCGGCGGGTGATCTGCCGCAGGACTCCAAGCAGTTCTGGATCGTTACGCCGGACGATCGGCTCTGCCCGATCTGCGTCGAGATTCCAGGGATGAACCCAGACGGCGTCGGGCTGGACGAGCCGTTCGACACGCCGGAGGGGCCAGTCGATGGCCCACCGTCGCCGCACCCGAACTGTCGGTGCAGCATTGGGCTGGTGCTGCCAGGCGCGACCGAGGCAGGGGCGCCGTTCGAAGAGAATCAGACTCTTGAGGAGGCAACCGCGTGAGTCACAAGCCAGCAGCGAGCACCTTCGACGAGCTGAACGGACGGCTCACGGACTCGGCGAAAGCGACGCTGGTCCGCGTCGCGCGGAAGATCGCGGACGGGTACGAGGGCGAGATTCGCATCACCGTGGGGAAGGGCGGCGGCATCCGACTCGTCGAGTGGGTGCAGCGCGAGGACGGCTCGACGATCAAGGAAGCAATCGGATGAGGCGGCACTGGTGGATGCTCGCGGTCGCGCTCGCGGCCTGCGCCGGGAACGGCGCTGGGAGGAAAGTATGGCCGACGGCATGCTGGTCGGCTGGGTCCGACGTCAACTGCAGGTACGTGTCGGACATCGTCCGCGTCGCGGACACGCAAGAGTGGGCGCGGACGGGCTGGTTCCGAATCGGCGATCTGCCGCAGACGCCCATCATCGTGCTGGTCACGGCGGACCGACAAGGCTGCGTAGCCAGCTTTGAGTTACAGGCTGTTGCCCGCGCGCAAGAATACTGGTCGTGTTTTCCGTGGAGACAGTGGCAGGGGCGTTAGTTAGATTCAACGCACACAAGAGGGGGGAAGCATGACGGCAACGTTGGCGGTAACAGATCAACTCGGCATCCTGCCGCACCTGGTCGAGCACTACTCGACGGTGGAGCACCCGGCGAGCTACGTCATCGATGGCGCGCTCGACACCGAGGTGCGCGTCACGTTCAAGTCTCGACTGGGCACGTTCGTCGGGACGGGCAAGACGCTGAGCGAGGCCGCGGAGGACGTCAGGACAAAGGTCAACGCCGCGCCGGCGGAGCAACCGGTTGAGCAACCGAAGCCGAGGGCGAAGACGCCGTCGCTTGGCAAGGTGGCCAAGTGAGCGTGCTCCAGGACGTCAAGAAGGCGATCGAGTGGCTCCAGACGAAGGAGCCCGACTGGTTCCGCAAGAATAGCTGGGTCAACGAGGGCATCGCGGGCTTCGCGCTGACGGCGCTGCTCGCGTGGCGGCTCGGCGGGAGCTTCTTCGCCGTCGTGGTGTTCAACGCGGCGAGCTACGCCTACGAGCGGTGGCTGGATCCTCACGCGGACGCACCTGGGCATTACCCAATCGACGACATCGGCCAACGTGCCGCGGGGAGTCTGTTCGCGGCGTGGCTCGTGGCACTGCTCTAGGAGGTTGCGATGGGCAAGTTCGATCTCGATCGTGTCATTCCCGGCTCGATGGCGTGGCGGTACTCGCAGGCCGACGGGTTCACGCCGCCCAACGCCCTCTATGGGCCATCGGGAGCCGATATCGTTTCGATCGCGACGGCCGCGCCGTCCGTCGGTGATCTGTACGCGTTCCCGTTCGAGTCGGGGTACGGCGGGACGATCGACCAGATTGGCTTCAACGTGGCGACGTTGGCGGCGGGTTTCTTGGCGCGCTGCGGGCTCTATGAGTCCGACCAAGGCGTCAAGGACGCGTCCGACAAGATGTTGATCCCAGGCAATCTGGTCGTGGACGGCGGTGAGCAAGACTGCTCCACGTCGGGCGCGAAGATGTCGACGCTGTCGCCTGTGATTCGTCTCAGGCCTCGCGAGCTGTACTGGCTGGCGTTCATCTGCACCGCGATCGGCGCTGGGCAGGTAACGGGGTTCACGTCAGGCTGGCACATGTTTGGTCGGAATGCGAACTTCAACGCGCAGCAGGGATGGCAAAAGGTCGGCGCAGGATACGGCGCGCTGCCGGCTGTGTTTCCCGCTGGTCCACCTCAGCCGGGCATCTGCACGTCGAACGCCACGTTAGTCTGCGTGCGCTGGGCGACGTACGATCGCTACAAGCGGTCGGGGAGCTGAGATGCGCACGACCTACACGAGCGACAAGATCCTCAACCTATACCGCGCCACGAACTTCACAGCACCGGCGACGGTCTACGCTGGGCTGCTGACGGCGGTCACGGATGCCGAGGCCGGGACGGTCACCGAGACGACATACGGCGGCTACGCGCGGCAGGCAATCACGTTCGGCGCCCCAGCTGCGAACCTGGGCGGCAGACAGATCCTCGCCAGCGCGCTCACGTTCCCAGCGAAGACGGATGCGGGCTCGGTCACGATCATCGCCGTCGGCATCTACGACGCGGTGAGCGGCGGCAACCTGCTGGACGTGATCATGCTGTTCGATGGCTCGCCGCTCGCGGCGATGGTCAACAACAGCGACGTGGCTGGCAACACGATCCAGAGCCCGGCGCACGGACTGACGACGAACGATCAGATCCGGTTCGAGCAGTTCCCAGGCGACACGCCGGTTCCGGCAGGCATCTCGGAGAACACGACGTACTTCGTGATCGCGACGGGGCTCACGGCGGACGTGTTCGAGATCAGCACGACGCAGGGCGGCGCGGCACTGGACATCACCGCCGCGGGCAGGGCGCTGGTGCACAAGGTCGTCGCGGTCATCACGAACCAGAACGATGCGCCGACGTTCGCGGCGAACAAGCTCGCCCTGACGGACGACTAGATGACCTGGATCCTGGCAGACCGCGTTAAGGAAACATCGACGACCACTGGGACGGGCGACATCACCCTGGCGGGTGCGGTCACGCAGTTCCGCGCCTTCTCTGCCGTCTGCGCTGATCTGGACGAGGTGCCGTACGTCATCGTGGGCCAGAGCGGGACGGAGTGGGAGGTTGGCGAGGGCGTCTGGCACACCGGGAACACGCTGACGCGGACGCGGGTCAAGGCATCCTCGAACGCGGGCGCGCTGGTGAACTTCTCGGCTGGCACGAAGGACGTGTTCATCGACTTTGTCGGTGACCTGACGCTTGGTCACCCACGACGGAACGTGCAGACTGAGGATCGCTACGTGCCGCCAGAGACGTCTATGGTGGTCGCTGAGTCGTACGAGGTCGCCTCTGGCAAGGAGCTGGAACTCGCCGCCGGCGCGGTCATGGAGGTCACGTGAGCAGACATACGCTGGTCAAGAGCGCAGCGCCTTCGGCGCCGGCGGTGAACAAGGTCAGTATCTACTTCAACTCGACGACCCAGCGGCTCGAGCTGATCGATGGCGACACAGGGCAGACATATACGCTACAGGCGGCCGAGTTCGACAAGAACCTGCTGATCAACGGCGGCTTCGACTTCGCGCAGCGGCAGGTGCCGGGCACGCTGACGTCGTACGCCACGAGCGCCAATCGACAGTACGGCGCCGATCGCTGGGCGATGATGGTGCAGACGTCGTCGCTGCAGTACCAGCGCGTCGACTCGATCGGCGCGACGGAGTCGAACCTCAGCGCGCGGATGTACGGCAAGTTCAAGCAGATCACAGGCGCGGGGAAGGCCGTCATCTTCCAATGGGTCGAAGGCAGCTCGATCGCATCGGTGCGCAATCGTAAGGTTCGCGTCCAGGTGAAGATGAAGCGCACCGTCGCGGCAGCCATGACGATCCGGCTTGGGCTCGTGCAGAACCAAGCAGCCGGCACCGTGGACGCGCCCACGACGGCGTTCGTCTCCGCGTACGGCGCGAACGGCGTGGATCCAACGCTGGGCGCCAGCATCGCGGCGATCGTGCCCGTCGCGGGGACGGCCATCGGCGGCACGATCTCGGGCAACTACGTAACGTGCAATCTCACCGGTTCCTGGGTCAACTTCGGCGCCGTGTTTACCGTGCCGTCGGACGCCAAGAACTTGGCGCTGGTCATCATCACTGACTCGCAGCTCGCAGTCAACGACGAACTAAATACCGCCGAGGCTGGCATCTACGACGGGCCGGACGTGATGGATTGGGTGCCGCAGGCGCTGGCGAACGAGATCGACCGCGTCCGTCGGTTCTACAACAAATCGTTCGCGATCGATGTCGCGCCGGGGCAGAACGTTGGCCTTACTGGCGCGATTCGTCTCTGGGCGGCGCAGGCTGGCGCCGTGTCGTTCGTGCACGGCGCGATTCGGTTCCCGGTCTGGATGCGCGCGGCGCCAACGATGACGTACTTCAACCCGTCGGCGGCGAACGCATTCTTGAGGCAGACAGTCACGCCGTCCGACGCGACGGCCACCTCGGCCACGCAGATCACGGAGTCGCAGGCGGAGGTCACGGCGACGGGTCTTGCGGCGTGGGCCAAGGGCGATGGTCTGGCGATCCACTACACAGCCGAGGCGGAAATCTAGGTCATGCTTGGGACGCGCCCGCGTAGCACTACTCCGCTCTCGACGCAGCCGACAGCCGCGGTCGGTCCGTCTCTTGCTGCGTTCGGCGTCTCTGGCTCAAGCGGCCGCGCCGGTCTTGGCGTTATCCGCGCAGTCGCTGCCATCGGCGTCGCGGCGTCGATCGCAACAGCAGGGCTCGTCAACAGCAGACCAATCGCCGCGCGTGGCGTCGCCGGCTCGATTGGGAAATCAGGTCTCGTCAACAGCAGGCCGTTCGCCGCGTTCGGCATCGCAGGATCCGTCGGGCAGTCAGGTCTCGTCAACGGGAGACCGATCGCGGCCCGCGGCGTAGCAGGCGCTGTTGGGAAGTCAGGCCTGGGCGCACTGCGAGCAATGGCGGCTCAAGGCACGGCCGCTGAGATCAGTAAGGCAGGGCTGGGAGCGAACCGCGCAATGGCTGCGGCAGGCGTCGCAGGAGAGACAGCTAAGGCGGGGTTGGGAGCGAGCCGCGCACTTGCCGCGCGTGGGGTTGCTGGAGCGATTGGCAAGAGCGGTCTCGGTGCTCTCAGGGCCTTGTGGGCGCGAGGCGTGGCTGCGGTGTTTGGGCAGGCCGATGTGCTTCGCATCCCGCCTGCGCCACCGCCAACGTTCCAATCAGTCTCAGCGGTGGATGGCTCCGCGAGCCGTGCAGGACCGACCGCGACGCAGGTGCGGGCTGGGCCAACGGACACGCCGAACCGCGCTGGGGTTGACGCATCCAGCACGCGTACCGGGCCGACGGATCCGACGCGTCGCGGTGGCTCGACAGACGATACGCGGCGCGCCGCGCAGGACAGCTCCGCGAACCGCGACGACGACACGAGTGACACGAAGCGCCAAGGGCAGGATGCCTCGGCCAAGCGCAACGCGACCACCGACGACAAGAGGTACGGATGATCGTCAAGCAAGGTGATCTGTTCCCGACCGTCGTAACGACGGTCAAGGATGAGACCGGCGCCGTCGTGAACCTCACCGGGGCGACGGCGATCAAGTTCTCCATGCGCAAGTCGCGCGACCCGACGAGCATCAAGATCAACCAGGCGAGCGGGGCCGGCATCGATCTGCCCAACGGCAAGATCGGCTATACGTGGCAGGGAACGGACACCGACACGCCGGGGACGTACGAGGCCGAGTTCCGCGTGACGCCGGCCTCGGGGTCGCCGTTCCGCGTACCGACCGACGGATATATCCTGGTGGTTGTTGAGGAGAAGACGGCGTGACTTGGGTCGCGCCGGAGCAGGACGAGGCGTGGCGCGGCGATGAGCATACGGCGGACTGGCCAGAGGAGGCGGCCGGCCCGGAGTACCATCTGATCAAGCGCGCTGGGTTGCCGCCCGATGCCCAAGCAACCTGAGCAGCAGCCGCCGAAGGGTTTCAGCAGCGACGAGTGGAAGGGCTGGCGCAAGTTCGCCACCGACGCGCATGAGGTGGCAGACGCCATCCATTGCGATTTCAACACCGCCCTGCTTATACTTGGTCTGAACGAGATCGCCGTCGAACTCGGTGAGATTCGCGAGATGCTGAACCACCGCCGTGGTCCAGACGAGCCGTGGAAACGTGGAGACGAAGGGTGACCCCAGTCGTAGCGTTGGTCCTGAAGAGTGGCGGCGACTTTGCGGCCGAGCACGTCATCCAGCTCTGGCTGGGGTTGATCGGCCTCGGCGGCTGGCGCGGTCACGTCGTCCTGCTCACGGACCAGCCAGGTGGATCCACGCCAGCAGACATCGAGCAGCGGCCGCTCACGCGCGCGTGGCAAGGGTGGTGGAGTAAGTTGGAGCTGTGCGCACCTGAGCACGATACCCTCGGCGACATCCTGTACATGGATCTGGACACGGTCGTCGTCGGTTCCATCGCGCAGATCGCGCAGGTCAATCGGCTCACCATGCTGCGGGATTTCCTCAGACCAACCCGACTTGCATCCGGGGTCATGTACCTGCCGGTCCAGGCGCGACGGAACGTGTGGGAGCTGCTACACGCGGGCGCCGGTCCAGAGTTGGTCATGCAATCATACCATCGCATCGGCGATCAAGGGTTCTTCGAGTGGTGCTGGTTCCACGAGGCCGCGCGTTGGCAGGACATCCTGCCGGAGCAGATCATCAGCTACAAGGTGCACGTGAAGCCGGCGGGCGGGTGGACGGACGACGCGCGGCTGATCTGTTACCACGGGAAGCCGAGACCGTGGGAGACTTGAGGCAGGCCGATGCGTGGCGGCTCGCTGGGTTCTTTCGCGAGCCGAAGGATCGCTCCGGGTCGCACCTGCCAGCGCTGGGCGCGGCTGTGCTTGGAACAGAAGGGCCGATCATCGAACTCGGGATGGGTAGGCACAGCACGCCGGCGCTGCACCAGGTTGCGGAGCGGCAGCGGCGGCTCGTGTTCAGCTTCGAGAATAAGATCGACTACATGCGGCCGTGGCGGGACATGCGGAGCAAGTACCACCGCATTGCGCTGGTGCAGGACTGGGAGTCGTGCCCGTACGATCTGATGTTCTGGGGCGTCGCGTTCGTAGATCAATCGCCAGGGGCGGCTAGATTACCAGCCTTGCTGGAGCTGGCGCAGCGGGCCGAGATCGTGGTCGCGCACGACAGTGAGCCAGAAGAGGCGGACTGCTACAAGTACGACGCGGCGTACCCAAGCTATACCTCGGTGCGCCAGTGCCACGGCTCGTGCTGGACGGCCGTGCTGAGCAACTATCACGATCTGTCGACGTGGAGGCTACCAGAGTGAGTGCATACGCTGCGTGGGACGCGCGGATCCGCGCGCTGCTGCATCTGCCGCGCTGGGTCTCGCCCGTTGGTCTGCTGATCCACGTCGTCGTTGGTCTCGGCGTGTCCGGCGTGCTTGGTTTCTTCGGCGCATCACGACTCGCGCGCATGGTCGCCGCGCTGCTCGTCGGGCTCGCGCACGAGCAAGCGCAAACCGACATGATCGGTCGGCACTGGGCCGACTTTAGGATTCGGTGGCAGGTCGACGGCGGAGGGTTCTTGAACGGGACGCTGGATGTGCTGGCGTTCGTCCTGGGAGCCACGCTATGATCGCCGACGCGTTCACGCGGGCCAATAAACTGCTACCTCGGTGCATCTGTGGGTTTGGTGACTGGCGCGGATACACGATCCACGATGTACCAGTGCTCGAGTGCTTGCGGTGCGGCATCGTGCGTCAGGCCGTGGACATGTCCGAGGCCGAGCTGGCAGCGTGGTACGCGTTCCGCTATTACGACGGCGTCTACACGCACACGCGGGCGCACGACCTGGAGGTGGCCGCGAAGCGCCTGAACGCGTACAAGCTCTCAGTCGGCGCCAAGCTGCTCGACGTGGGCGCAGGTAACGGCGCGTTCGTGCAGGTGGCGTTGGATGCTGGACTCGACGCGTGGGGGCAGGATCCAGCCGCGCAGAATGAGTCCGACCGCGTGTATCTCGGTCACCTCGCCGACGTGGCGTTTCCGACGGCCGATTTCGATGTCGTGACGATCCACGACGTGCTGGAGCATGTGCCCGACCCGATCGCGTTCCTGCGGGAGATCAAGCGGATCCTGAAACCAGGCGGGCGTCTCATCCTCGACTTCCCGCGGTTCTGGGACGAGGCAGGCGTCCACCACTGGAAGCTGATCGAGCACCTGTGGATGTTCACGGGCAACCAGCTTATGAGTATCCTGCAGGGTCTCGGCTTCGACGTGCAGTATGTTGGCAATCCGATCCCGTCGAAGATCGTGATCGAGTCAATCGCGCCGGCCGTGACGCGCACGCGCATATTGGTCCCAGCCGGGATCGGCGACGCGTACTGGGTCATGACGAAGCTGAAGGGTTTCCTGGCCGAGAAGGGCATCACGGAACCGCCGGAGATCGTGGTCCAGGACGCGGGCGGGCCGAAGCGTACCGAGCCGTTCCTGCGCACGGTGCCGTTCGTGTACGCCGGCGGCTATGAGCTGCTGCGGACGCGGCACCGGATCTGGAAAGAGGCCTACCTCGTCGACGGGCGCACGGTCTATGAGCAGCCGTTCCCTGGTATCGATTGGTTCATCGCGTACAACGGCGTCATGCGCTACGGCAAGAGTCTCTACGAGCGCGACTCAGCATGGCCGGTCGACTGGTACTTCAAGCAGCATGTTACGAAGGCGTCGCTGGCGTTCCAGAAGGACTGCGAGGCCGACGGGCCGTACGCGATCGTCTACCTGACCGACGGCGGCATGTACCAGGACTGGCTCAAGGCGTTCACGCCGGAGCAGATCGTCAAGACGCTGCGGCTGGTCGGCCGCGCGCATGGTCTGCGGATGATCTTCATCGGCGCGGAGTGGGACAAGCAGATGACCGGCGAGCGGCTCGCGCAGTACGGCGACGCGGACTGGATCGACCTGGTCGGCGAGACGAATTATGACCAGATGATCGGGGCGCTCCGCGGTGCGTCGCTCGTGTTTGGGTACCCGGCGGGCAACACAATCCTGGGCGCAGTGCTCAGGCGGCCGACCGTGCTGCTCTGGCACGACTACTTCAACAGGAACTTCTGGACGAACGTCTGTCCACCCGACGCGCCGTACGTGGCGCTGAACACGATCGGCCTGACGCCAGAGGCGTGCGCGGCCGCGGCGGACGAACTCCTTCGCAAGGGTGCACCGTGTCAGACAACGTGACCAAGCCGGACTACTCCGAGTGGTTAACGCCGGAGCGGCTCGAAGAGGAAGAGCGGCAGTGGGCCGACCCGCGTTTGTGTACGTGGCCAATTTTCGTTGGATGGATCAGGCACGTGGCGCGCGAGGTCGAGATTCAGTCCGTGATCGAGTATGGTTGCGGCACCGGGTGGACGCCCTCGCGTCTATCGGAGAGCTTCCACTATATCGGCGTCGACGCCAACCTGAACTGCCTCATGCGGGCCATGCAGCGCAATCCTGGTCGCATGTTCGTCTACGCGGACGTGCGAAAGCAGCACGTCCTGACGTTCGATCTTGCGTGCGCGTTCAGCTTCCTCAAACACTTCGGTCTCCATGAGTGGGACGAGGTCGTGGCGCAGGTGCTTCGGCACGGGCGTTACGGCTTGTTCACGATGCCTGTTGGACCGGAGACCAAGGACGACGGAGTCGAGTTTCCGCACGTGTGGGTGACCGAGGATCGGTTGCGCGCCGCCGTGAACATGGCTGGCCACGCCGTGCGGCACATCGAGGCGATACGCACCGGCGAGGTGATGGTCGTGACGCGGCGGAACGATGTTGAGCCCTAGAGACATCTTCAACAAGACCGGTTTCTGGTTCGGCACGCGGATGTTTTCGCCTGAGCATCTGGCGCGCATCGTCGAGCACTTCGACGCCGTGATCGGTGGGAAGTACGAGACCGGCACAGCGCCGCACGGCGTGAACCAGTTCGGCGACGCGATGGTAAAGGTCTCGAACGCGTGGTTGGCAGACTTCGAGCTGCGTCGCGTCGTGATGGATCATCGTATCGCGCGCATCGCGGCGCATCTGCTGGGCGTCGACGAGCTGTATCTTTGGGCCGACAGTCTCTACTGGAAGGCGCCTCTCAAGCATACTGATCAGAGCGTGATTGGTTGGCACCAGGACAAGCAGTACTGGGACGTCAGCTCGACTGACAACATGATCACGGCCATCGTTAATCTCTACAGAGCCGATTCACTCTCGGGCGGCATGCAATACGGCGAGGGCAGTCACCACTGGGGCTTGGTTGGTGGATCCGAGGCTCTCGCTGGTGCCGAGAATGCGGGACAGCACGCGGAGCTGCCGATCCCGACCGGCGAGAAGTGCAACGTGATTATCCCGCAACTACCGCCAGGGTGCGTGACGTTTCATCACGCGCTCACGTTCCATGGCTCAGGTCCGAACCTGTCGGAGGAGCCGCGACGGTCGATCACGATCCACATGATCGCGGGCGAGGGACGATTAATGAGACCGTTCGGTTCACTCATGACTGGCGACTTGTTTCGCGGACCGATGTTTCCACGACTCTTTCCACAATGAAGACGGTCAAGCGAGAGCCGCCGATGGATCTGAGCGCCGTGCAGCGGACGCCATCGACGCGCAAAAACTGCGTGGTCGCGAACTGGGCCATCGTGTTGGGTGGCGCTGACTGCGTGTGGCACGACGTGCGGGCGTGGGAGTACGGCACGTTCGGGCACCCGTGGCCCGGCCTCATCATCGCGGCGAACGACATCGGATGCCACTATCCTGACCTGGATCATTGGGCAAGCTTCCACGTCGATAAGTTTGCACGCTGGATGACGATCCGCGAGCGCTACGGGTACGCGCGGCCGCGTACGTGGGGCTGGCGCGTTGGTCACCCGGTCGATCACGTGATCTATCCGTGGTCGGGTGGCTCCAGTGGGATGCTCGCGGCGCAGGTTGCACTTGCGCTGGGGTGCACGCACGTCATCCTGTGCGGCATGCCCATGACGCCGACGCCGCACTTCGTCGAGAGCCAGGAGTTCGACGCCGAGCACACGACGTGGTCCGAGAGCGACGGGCATTGGCGCTCGTGGCTGCGCGTGCACGAGCATGGATGGTTCGCCGATCGCGTGCGCTCCATGAGCGGTCGAACGCGTGATCTGTTCGGGGAACCATCGCTGACGTGGTTGCAACGATGAGTTTCCGCGATGAGTTAGTCAAGCGGTGGTGGGTCGGCGATCCGTTCCGTCCGACCGAGGAGGCGCTCCGTTACTACGAGATCAAGCACGCCATCGCGCAGCGACTGCAGCCCAAGAGTATCTGCGAGATCGGCGTTCGGGCCGGCTACTCCGCGTACGCGTTTCTCGCAGCCGTGCCGACCGCTGAGTATCTGGGCATCGACCAAGGCACCGAGGGTGCGGTCGACGTGAACGAGGCGTCGGCGTGCTGCACCAACCTAGATTCGATCCTGAAGGAGTTCGCGCGCGCGCAGGTGCTTTGGCGTAACAGTCGTCAACTACAACATATGCCGGGCGCGTACGAGTTCGTCTACGTGGACGCGGACCATACGTACCAGGGATGCGCGCACGACTTGGGTCTGGCGCGGCAGACGGCCAAGTGGATCCTCGTGGACGACTTCGACGTGGGGCCTGAGGTCAGGGCCGCGTGCCGAGATTTCTTGCTTGCCAATCCATTATGGATGGCCGAGTACATTCCAGATGGGTTCCGCGGCAACCTGCTCCTCACTGGGGCTAGACATCCGTAGGGCACTTCTGTACATTTGAGCATCGAAGTACGGGACACCCGAGAGCCTCTCGCAAGAGATTGCCATCGGCCTCCATGCAGACTCAGCGCATCGGGGCCGTTTTCTTTTCTGGAGGGCAGACTTGCCTTCACCGCGCAGTGGCGAAAGTCGACAAGATTTCGTAGGTAGGTGCATGGGTTCGGCGGAGGCGCAGCGTAGCTTCCCGCAACAGAACCAGCGCCTTGCGTTCTGCGAGAGCACGTACGATCGGCGTGGGCGTGCGAATCACTTCGCGAGCATCGCGATCGAGACAGCAACGTGCGCCGCGCGCAGGGTCACGTACATGGGCCGGTCGTTCCGCGTCGTACCGGCCGTCCTTGTCCGCTCTCAGGTGCTCCGGAACAATCTCGGCACCACGTTCCTCCCGGCGGAGGAAATCACGGACGAATGGGCGGCGCAGTGGAACAACATCCCGGTGCTCGTGGGTGCGCACCCCGGCGTGTCGGGGCGGACGCCGCAGACGACGAACGAACGGTGCGTCGGGTGGATCTTCAACGCGCGGGCCGAGACGACCGCGGACGGAACGCGGCGGCTGGTCGGCGAGGTCTACCTGGACGAAGCGCGGGCGGAGGCGGTGGTCGGGTTCAAGGCGGTACTGGCGCGACTCGACGATGGGCAACCAGTCGAGCTGTCGACCGGTTTCGCCACGCAGACGGACGAGAACCAAGGTTTCCACAACGGCGAGCGCTACGAGATGGTGCTCCACCCGGTCGGGGCCGATCACCTGGTCATCTCGACCGAGATGACCGGCGCGTGCTCGATCCAGCATGGGTGTGGGCTCGGCGCGAACGAGGAGGTTCAGGTGGACGAGAAGCAGACAGACAATCGTCTGGAGACGGTGAGCGAGCCGGCGGTGAGCGGCATCGCGTCCGATCTCAAGAAGGCCAAGAAGCGGCTCAAGGAGCTCGACGCCATCCTCTCGGACGCCGCGATCTCATTTTCGGATCGGGAGCAGGCGCAGATCGAGCGAAGCCAGCTCATGCAGTTGCCTGGCGTGGCCGAGGCGCTCGCGGGTAATGCTCCGACCAAGTCGGTGGACGGCGCCGATCATCCGGCAGGCGACTTCGCGTACGTTCCGGATCCGTCGAAGCCGAGCACGTGGAAGCTGCCGATCTTCGACGCGAATCACGTGCGCGCGGCGCTGGCGTCCCTGGGCGGATCCCACGGGAACCCGCCCGACATCCCAGCGGCTGCGATGGCCGGCGTCAAGCGGAAGATCAAGGCCGCGGCGTCGCGGTTCAACGTGGACGCGGCGTCGCTCAACACATCGCCGCTGAAGGCGCTGCTGGGCAAGCTGGTCGAGATGTTTGGGAAGGGCAGCGTCGAGACGGTGGAGATGACGGCCGAGGTGCACGACGCGCTGCGGGTCAAGCGCGCAATCGCGGAAATGCAGTTGACCCCGAGCGACTCGGAGCGGGCCCAGATGCTGCGCGAGGCGTGCCAGGAGGAGTACGGCGCGAGCGACCGGGACGTGATCGTCACGGACGTCTACACGCAGCCCGAGCAGTCGGTCATCTTTTTCTTCAGCACGCCGATGGGGCCGCAGCCGAAGGGCGCCGAGTATTACAAGGTCATGTGGGTGGATGCCGACAACGACGGCATCCCGGAGCTGAAGGGCGATCCAGTGCTCGTGCGCAAGCAGGTCACGTACGAGCCGGTCGGGAGTGGGCCAGCGGGTGACGGGTCCGAGCCCGCGGGCAACGAGAGTCCGGCGAAGGAAGTTGCCACGCCGGCGGTGCAGTCTCACAACAAGGAGGAAGGAAACATGTCGGACAAGGAGAAGGAGACGGGGCTGGGTGAGCTGACCGCCGCGGTGGCGAATCTCACCAAGCTGGTGGAAGCGCAGAACGCCAAGATCGAGAGCCTGGAGAAGCAGTCCGCTCCGGCCGAGATCGCGGGGTTGAAGCGCACGGTCGGGCAGTTGGCCGAGTCCTTCGAGCAGATGAAGGGCGTGACCAAGGCTGCGATCGAAGAGCGGGAGCGGGAGCGTCAGCACCTCGTTCGCGAGCTGGCTGGCAACCACCGCTGCTCGTTCGGCGCGGAGGAGCTGGAAGCGATGCCCATCGACCAGCTGCGGAAGCTGGGCGCGATGGCGCAGGTCGCGAACTACACCGGTAGGGGTGGACCGCAGGGTGCTCTGAACACCGAAGAGGGAAAGCGCTTCGCGGAGCCGAAGGCCTACTGGGAGACCGAAGGCAAGAAGGAGGGTAAGTAAGCCATGGCCGGCCGCAATTCAATCGTCCTTCGGGGTGACTACATCCAGAAGGAAGGCAAGGCATCCGTGGCGGTACAGCCCGGCATGCTGGTCGAGTGGGACGGTAACGCCGTGGGCTCGACCCTCGGCGTGCGTCCCTGCACGAAGGCAGGAGTCGGCCTCGGCGCAACGCGTAAGGCGTTCGCGCTCGAGAACGACCTCGTTGGTCAGGGCATCGCCGACAACTACGACATCGCGGACATCGTGCGGTACGGCGTGTTCCAGCGCGGTGCCGAGGTCCAGGCGCTGCTCGCTTCAAGCAACACCACGGCGATCGGGGACGCGCTGGCCTCGAACGGCAACGGGCAGCTCAAGAAGGCAGCGACCACGGTAGGGGCAGACGATGAAGAAATCGTCGGATACGCGATGGAAGTCATCGTGGGCGCGGCCCTTCCGGGTGCACTTGTCCGCGTCGAAGTGGCGTAGGGCGCCACACCACAACCTCTCAAGAGGGAGCGAGCTAGACCATGTTGAAGACGATCGGAGCTGAAGAGCTCATCGCTCGTGGCGTCACATCTTTCAGCCGCATGCGGCCGATTCTGTCTCTGAACGGCGACCCGCTGGCTGAGAACGCCACGTTGCAGAAGGACGAGTGGGAGCGGATCGACGACCGGGTCAACCAGGTGCTCCGCGAGCGCATTTCCATCGCGGACGACCTGCGCGCGGCCGGTCTGGTGCACCCCGTCGGCCTCGGGACGATCCTCCGAGTGACCGAACGGTTGTCGGAGGTGGACGTGGCTGACCTGTCGTTCGACGGCGATTCACCGCCCGCGCGCGATAGGCCCAACTACAAGCGCGACGTCATCCCAGTGCCGGTCATCGGCAAGGGGTTCACGATCGGGTGGCGGCAGCTCGACGCGAGCCGTAAGCGCGGCGATCCGCTTGACGTGACGGCCGCGGCTCAGGCAGCCCGCAAGGTGCGGGACCTGCTCGAGAACACCTTCATCAGCGGCTTCGCTTCTGGTCCGGGTTCTAACCCGACCAACAGCACGGATGGCCAGAGCATTCCCGGACTGACCACCCACGCCAACAGGCAGACGCAGGCCAAGTCGGGCTCGTGGAGCACGTCGGCCACGGACATCATCGGCGACACGCTCGCCGTGCTCGGCAAGGCGTACGCCAAGTTCCTCTTCGGCCCGTTCAACTTCTACGTGCCGAAGAACTCGTGGTCCACGCTGCAGCAGGACTACAAGACGGCCAACCCGACCTCGCGGACGTTCCTCGAGCGGATCCTGGGCATGGTCGACATCAAGGCGGTGCGGCCGAACGACTTCCTCGCGACGGACGTGGCGGTACTTCTTCAGATGACCGAAGACGCCATCGACCTGACCGAGGCGCAGGCGATCACGACCGTGCAGTGGGAGACCAACCCTTTCCTCACGCACTTCCGCGTGCTGACCGTGGCCGGTCCTCAGATCAAGAACATCGAGGTGTCGGACGGTACGACCACGGCCGGCATCGTGCACATGTCGTAAGCAGTAGCCGGAAAGCTTGTGCCCATGAGGGGCGGGCAATTCACCGCCCGCCCCTTTGGTTTTGGTAAGTGAACAGGAGGAGAGATGGCGCGAACGACCGACACCGCCGTGCGGGAGATTCTCAACACCGCGCTGCCGACGAACCAGCTCAAGGCGTTCATCGAGGACGCGAGCCTGTGGGTGACCGAGATGCTGGCCAACCAGGTACCAGCGCCGACGGCCACTCGTCTGGAGATCATCGAGCGGTATCTGGCATGCGCCATCGTGAAGCTGCGCGAGGTTACTGGTTCCGCGCTTCGGTCGGTAACGATCGGCGACGTGACGGAGGACTACTCACTGCCGGCGTCAGTGCGGGACTATCTCGATACGGCGGCCGGTTTCGATGCGAGTGGGCTTGTTCGGCGGCACTTCCTCGCGCCGCGTCCGGTGGCCGCACCCGTGCTGCCCACGTATGGCGCGATCGCGAACGTTGGCAAGTCGTTCACCGATGACGATCCGAACTCGACGTTGCCGTGAGCAAGCTGAACGTTCTCTCCGCCGGAGTGGGCTTCGAGACCGTGACGGCGCAGGCGCCGAGCGGCGTGGACGGGCAGGGTAAGCCAACCTACGCTGCCGGCTCCACGTTTAAGGCCAGGGTGGTGCGCGAGGAGAAGGTGTCGCGGCTCGGGGATGGTTCTGAGATCGTCACCATCGCGACGATCTGGGAGGACGCGGCCCAAGCTGTGCTGCCGCTGGAGGAGTGGCGGCTTACGCTGACCGGCGGACTCATCGGGATCGTAGTCGAGCGGGACGAGCGGCGAGACATCTCGGGTAATCTGGACCACGTGTACATGCGGATTCGGAGGGAATAAGCATGGCCGAGACAACGCAGCAGAGCTTCGAGCGGGCGGGCCGGAAGGTCATGCTGGCAGGTCGGAACATTGGCCGCATCATGCCGCAGGGTCTTCGGCTGATCGGTGAGGAGATCATGACGGACGTCAAGGCATCCTCGCCTGGTCACGGCGTGCCGGTCGACAAGGGAGCACTGCGGGCGAGCGGGGCGGTGGAGCAGCCGGCGCCTCTGGCGGTCGATCTGGCGTTCGGATCCGCGGCAGTACCGTACGCGCTCTCGCAGCACGAGGGCCTGGAGTTTCACCACAAGATCGGTGAGGCGCGTTATCTTGTACGTGGCCTGGAGCGCTGGCGGCCGGGCGGGAGTGCCGCGATGGAGGCGCTGAAGACGAATGCCGACGAAGCGATCAAGGCGGCGAGCAAGTGAGCGCGGTCGACGACGTGTTCACGTACCTCGGCCCAAGCCCGGGGCAGGGGCTCGCGGGCGGAGCGACGGGCTGGGCGCTGGTGCGGCGAAGGATGGGCGACCCGCCGACGTTCACGGATCAGGCCGTGGTCGTTGCGGAGGACGGTGGCCCTAGTCCCGAGATCAAGGCGACCAGCGGCATCGGCAACGCGGCGATCCAGGACCCAGGCGTGATCGTGATGGTGCGCGCTGGGGCGTGGGACGGCGACGCGTGCAAGGCCAAAGCTGCCGCGATCTTCGCGGCGCTGCACGGGAAGTTGAACATACAGCTGGTGAGTGGTGGCACGTTGTATTACCGGGTCCGGGCACTGACGCCTGAACCTATCTTCGCGGGGTTCGATGACACGGGACGGCCCCGGCACACTGTCGCCTTCCGTCTTTTGACGGCGGCGGCGTAACACAAGGAGCGGCACAATGGCGAAGTATCTGCCGCACGGCACGATCTTCACGATCAACGCGAAGGCGGTCGGCGGCCTAATCAGCGTCGGGATTCCGGACAGGACCCGCGGCGACGCGGAGACGACGGACTCGGCGGCATCGTTCAACCGGACGTTCTTGCCCGGGCTCAGAGATGGTGGGTCGGTCAGTCTGACGTTCCGCCACGACATCGCGGACTTGGGACAGCTGGAGCTGGAAGCGAACTACAACCTTGACGCCTCGGCGGCGCTCAAGACGTGCACGATCGTCTTGCCCGCGCCCGCTTCGCGGACGTACACGTTCACCGGCTTTGTGACCGAGCCGCCCAAGGGCGACATCGGTCTGGTGGACGACGACGTGGCGCAGCAGACGTCGACGGTGCGGATCACCGGCTCGGTCACGATCACCTGACCGTGGGGCAGCGAGAAGAGGAGATCGTCCTGGGCGGCTCTGGCCAAGAGCCAGAGCCGTTCACGGGCGAGTACATGTCGGTCGAGGAGGCATGCGCGTGGCTTGACCAGTGGACGAATCGCTGGAACGAGCCCGTGCTGCCGAAGCGTAAGGGTCTGCCGTCGAAAGGCGGCACCTCGCGCGTCGAGGAGACAAGGGCGGGAGGTGGACGCGCCATCACCCCGCGCACACAGGAGTTCCAACCATGAGTGAGCGCAACGAAGCACCGCCGGCGCCCACGAAGGGCGTGCCAATCATGCTCGATCGGCAGCGCTATCTCCGATACACGCTAAAGACGCTGCGTAAGATCCGCGAGGAGCTTGGCGAGGACGCGTTGAAGACGGGCGTCTCGGGCGAGAAGCTGGCGAAGGTATTGTGCTATGGTCTGCAGGGCGACGATCCAAGCATGACGTGGGAGCAGGTCGAGGACATCATCGATTTGAGCCAGCTGGAGGACGTCGTCATCGCAATGCGGAAGGCGATGGGCCAGAAGGCAGCGGTCACGCTGGACCCTCGGACGCCGGCTCCGGCGGCAAGCGCGGGCGAAGAGTCCGCATAGTACCGGGGTCGGAGGACCTGCAGCTCTGGGCGTTGGCGCTTCGCTGCGGGATTCCGAACGAGTTGATCTGGGACCTGGCCATCCCGGAGATCGAGGCGGTCGTGAAGCTCAAGGTCGAGGACGACAGGGCAGCTACACTTCGGGCTGGGTTGATCGCCGCCACTGTGCTGAACGTGAATCGCAAGAAGGGCACCAGGCTTGTGCAGCCGACAGACTTTGTGTCCATGCCGGACGATTATCTGAGTCCGGAGCAAGCAGCGTCGTACATGGACGCCTGGGCCAACACGACTGGGCGGTGAGGAGATGACGTGGGAACCGAACTAGCACGCGCGGTCGTCCGCATCGAAGGCGACATCTCCGATCTCGAAGCCGCGCTGAGTCTCGCTCACGGTGAGATGGAGAAGGCCGGCAAGACGTTCGAGCAGCTGGGTCACACGATGACGACACACGTGACTCTGCCTCTCGTGGCGCTTGGCGGCTTCGCGGTCAAGGAGTTCGGCGAGCAGGCCGACGCCGTGGCGCGTCTCGATGCCGTGCTCACGGCCGCTGGTGGCGTGACTGGGACTACGACCGCTCGCATCGAGGAGTTGGCCAACGCACTGCAGCAGTCCACGCGCTTTGCAGACGACGAGGTGATTGCGGCGGCGTCGCTGCTCTCGACGTTCCACCAAGTACGCAACGAGATTGGCGCCGGGAACGATATCTTCGATCGCGCTATCCAAGCCGCTTCGGGTCTCGCGGCGGCGATGGGTGAGGATCTGCAATCTGCGACGCTGAAGCTCGGTCGGGCACTTGAAGATCCGCTGACGGGGCTCATGATGCTGCGGCGCGCTGGCATCATCTTCACGGCAGGCGAGCGCGAGCAGATCAAGATTCTGGTGCAGCATGGTCAGGTGCTCGAGGCCCAGCGCATCATTCTCGAGAAGGTTGAGGGAAAGACGCGCGGCGTGGCCACGGCGATGGCGCAGACGCCGTTCGGGCACTTCATCCAAGCATGGAATGCCGTGAAGGATGCGCTCAAGCCAGTCGGCGGTATCCTGGCCGAGGTGCTCGTGCCCATCGCCGATCTGGTCAAGAAAGCGGCTGAGGCGTTCAAGAACCTCGACCCGGCAATCCAGCGCATCGTCGTGATCATCGGGACAGCACTCGCCGCGATTGGTCCACTCTTGATCGCGTTCGCGACGATGGCCAAGTTGTGGGCGTTCTTGAAGACAGTCGGGATGCTGGGGCTTGCGCCGACGCTTGGGCTCATCGTGATCGCACTCGGTGCATTGGTCGCGGCCGGGCTTGCGATTGTCGAGAACTGGGCGTGGATCAAGGTCCAAGCTGTGTCGCTCTGGACGCTGATCAAGGATGTGTTCTTCACGGCGATCGAGCTCATTCTGCAGAAGGTCGCCGATCTTGGGAAGCTCGCCGACAAGATTCCGGCGCTGGCGAAGGCGTTGATCCCAGGACTCGGGACCGTGGCGTCGGTGATGTCGGCCGTCGGTCAGGCGGCGCAGACTATGCACGACGAGGTCGTCGTGGCGCATGAGAAGATGCTCGCTGAGTCTGGCGCGCAGCTCTCGGCGTTGGAGGCCGACTACCAGGTCGTCATTGACAAGATGGTTGAGGCGATGCGCGCGGGTCAGAATCTAGGCAAGGGCGGCGCGCCAGCTCGTGAGCCGCCGTGGGCAGGGCCGGTCGCGGAGGCACTCGATAAGCTCAAGAAGGATTTGGCGACGGCGCAGTTGATGTCCCGCGCGCTGGGGTCGAGCTTCGATCTTGCTGGCGCGCAGGCATCGGCGTATCAGGCAGCGTTGCAGACCGTGGCGGAGGCGACGAACGGCGTCGCGGATCCAACGGGGGCGATGGCCGCACTGATCGACAAGCTGACGCTGAGCTTCCAGAAGGCGACGGCGGAGGGCACGATCGCGACTCTCAACAAGTCACTGGCCGATGCTAATGTTCAGGCGAACTTGCTGGGAGCAGGCTTCGACTTCGCAGGGGCGCAGGCATCGGCCTTCCAGGCGGCGATCCAAGAGCTGAGCAAGTTGCCCGCGGCGGTGCTCGACAAGCTGGGCATCTCGCTCGATCAGCTGAAGATAAAGTTGGCGAAGGCGCAGGCTGCGCAGATCCAGGGCAACCTCACGAAGGGTCTGCACGACATTCAGGTCGGCTTCGGCGGCGCGTCCGATCAGGCGAACCTGTACGCGCAGGCGATCCAGGCGATTGCAACCTCCACGCCGGCGGTGATCGCGGCGTTGGCCGCGCAAGGCATCTCGATCGACGATCTGAAGCGGAAGTATCAGGAGCTGCAGCTGAAGGCGCAGATCGGTCAGTTCTTCCAGGACGAGATCGGGAAGATGATCGACGCCTTGTTCGAGGGCAAGGTCCACTTCACCGAGTTCATCCGCGACATGCTCTTTCAGCTGTCGATGCTGATCCTCAAGATGGAGGTCTTGCACCTCATCGGGAGCATCGGGGGCGGAGACGTGGGCAAGTTCCTTGGTCTGCCAGGCTTCGCGACCGGCGGCTTCCTACCAGCCGGACAGCTCGGCATCGTCGGCGAGAGCGGGCCTGAGTTG